GGTCGCCGTCTACACTTGCGGGCCAAGCTTGATGCCGTTTATTTCCATCTCTACGGCGTCACCGAGCGCGACGATGTGCATTATGTCTACTCGACATTCCCCATCGTCGAGCGCCAGGAAACGGAAGTTCACGGCAGTTACAAATCCCGCGAGCTTTGTCTCGCCTATATGAGTGCCCTGGCGGCGGGCGATTCGGACGCGGTTATACGGCTGTGACTGACTAATCCGCCCTCCGTTTTTCTTGCAATCCAGATGACACAATGGCGTGAGGTCGAGAATGTCTCCACAAGAACACCTCGAATTGATCGTTCGTCCGAACTTGCAAGACCTTGGTGAGAGCTACGGGGACGTTCGTCACGCGTTCAATGCCATCGCGGCTGTAGATTCACTGGCTGGGCATATCTGGCTGTGGTGACGATCTTCTTCGGTCGGTGACCACCCATCTGACCCGGCGCCACACTACCCGTCGAACGATACCGTCGAACCCAGTTGATCGCCGTACTCTCGCCAACACCAAAGCGCACTGCGGCTTGTCGCCGGGACAGACCATCCCGCTCGACAGCCAAAACAACACGCTCACGAAGATCTATGAATAAGGTTTGCCCATCAAGACTGGCCTCCTTCACCAGTCTCGATCTTGAATCACAATTCAAGACAGATGGGAACCCCTCAACCGATTCAAGCTAAAGTCATCCCGCTCTAGGGTGGGGACAAGCACGTTGGGGTGAAGGGCGTTGGGGGAGCCCGCCGCAGGTAATCGTGGAAACTGATTCAGGAGAATCGCGGGTCGTTGAAGCAGTACTTGGACATGCTATCGCATTTCTTGAAACCGAGATGACGCGCGTTGGCATCACCCCATCCACGCCGACCGAATGACCGGTGGTGCGGGCGTAGCGGGCGGTGCCGGTGTATCGCTCCGCCGCTTCGCCGCCGCCATGGCCTCTGCCTCCTCGTTCAGCCGCAACCCCATGCTGATCAACCCCTGCAGGGCGGCGGAAGCATAGACCAAGGTGTCCAGCGCCTCGTTCCTCTCGCCATCCCGTTTCGGCTGCCATGACCGGATGGGACGGCCCTTCACGAACCGGGTGACGACCCGCTCGGCGGTCAGCTGGCGGAAGTACTCGGCATCCCGGTCGCGTGAGAAGTGGACGAATCCGGGGCCGGGCTCAGTCAGCTTGAGCCGGGCGTAGACGGCGTCCTTGACGGAATCCACACCGACGATGAACAGCGGGATTTTGCCCTTGTTGGTGCGGGTCGGACGGCGCGGCCAGACCGGCACGCCTGGACCACCCCGGCCCTTGATGGCCCAGATGCGGCGATTGAGCCGGGTGCGGCAGAACTCGTAGGCCGCCTTGGTGTGATGGCCACCGGTATCAATGGCGACGGCGCGGATGGGGAAGTCGGGCACGGCCTTGGAATGGGCGTAGGTGGCCTGAAGGGCCAGATCGAGATCGGACCAGACGCGCGGGCCCGAGGGATCGCCCCAGATCACTCGATAGTCGACCACCCATCCTTCCTCGTCCCGTCCCCAGCCGACGACCTGTAGTTCCAATCGGTCTCCCTGAACATCCACCCCGGCGGTGAGCACGGCGATACCCTCGGGCAGGTCTTCGCTCCACACCTCGCGCCGGTCCATCAGCGGATCGGCGGGCACCGTGTCACCGGCCTGGTCTTCCTAGGATTCGCCCAGCTTGGTGTTGACCCAGACTTGCAGCCGGGCCGGATCCTTCATGACCTTGCCGTGTTCGACGGCGATCTCGGCCCAGGTCTCCCAGGGGGAATAGAGGGCCGAGAGATGGAACCCGGCGGTGCGCCCGTCGCCCTCGGCGGTCGGCTTCCACTGACCGGATTCAAGCAGTCGGGCCTTGTCGTGCTCATGGTGGATGCCGCTGCAGGCCTCGCAGATCAGGAAGGCATCCCGCCGCTGGCCCTCTGGCCAGCGAATGCGCGCCCAGGTGATCGGTGCCATGTCGCCGCAATGCAGGCAGGGCACATGGTAATAACGTTGGTCGGATTCCTCGAAGGCGGCCTCGATGCGGGAATAGCCTTTCAGCGTCGGTGTCGAGACCATGAGGATCTTGCGCCGTCCCTTGAAGGTGGCGGTGCGTTGGATGGCGAGCGCAACCGGGTCGCCTTCGCCGTCGGCATCACCGGGATAACCATCCACCTCGTCGAGGAATAAATAACGCACGGGGGTAGAGCGCAGACCGATGGCGGAGTTGGCCCCGGTCATCACCAACTGACCGCCGGGGAAGGATTTACGGAACAGGCTGTTGCCCGCGTCGCGGGATCGCGGTGACGCCACCAGGTCACGGAGAACCGGCGAGGAGGAGATCAATGGATCGATGCGCGTGACCGTGTTCCGCCGCACCATGTCCAGGGACGGCTGGACCAGCATGACCAGGCCAGGTGCGTTGTGAATGATGTAGCCCAGCCAATTCAGCCCCGCTTCGGTGCCGCCCGTCTGCGCACCCTTCATCATCACCACGCGCTCATACGGGCTGCCGGTCGACAGCGTGTCCATGATCTCCTTGAGATAGGGCGTGCGGGCCGTGCGCCAGCGTCCCGGCTCGGCGGCGGTGTCGGGCAGCATGCGGTGGCGGTCGGCCCACTGGGCGACCGGGATCTGTGGTTCCGGGCGGATGCCGTTGCGCCAGGCCCAGTCGATGCGGGACAGGAAGTAGGAGGGGTCATTCGCCGTCTGCACGGAACAGCCCTCCCAGCGGTGTGGACGACAGGTGATCCAGATGCTCTCGCATCAGCCGGTCCAAGACGGTGAACACAGGGCCGGTCTCAACACCCAGTTCCGATGCCATGATGGGCGCGGAGCGTTGGACCCAGGCGATATGGGCGTCGCGTTCGGCCTTGGCGCGGGTGAAGACGGTCTGCTCTGCCCGGACGGCATCGATCAGCTTGCCCTGTTCGCGCTCGAAAGCCAGCTTGGCGCGCTGGATCTTGACGATCTCGTGGACGCGCTTGGCCTCGGCCAGCGTTGCCGAGCGATTGGTGGTGTTGGGCGAGCCGCCCTTGTAACGGCGGGCGGGATCCAGGTTATTCTCGATCCAGGCGAGGCCGATCTCCACGTCGATCTTGCCGTCCGGGCGCACGGGCAGCCCCTCGGCGATCAGCTGGGAGATGCGGGCCTTGGTCAGCCCGACGCGGGAGGAGAACGCGGTCTTGGTTTCAATCCCGTCGAGTTTAGGCATGACCGGCCCTCACGCTGGCAATGTAATGCGCTGCGCCCTCCCGCATACGGATGTCGCCAACAGGAACCACGCCGTTGGCCGACAGGGCGCGCCCAGGGCCGCTGTCGTGCGCCGTTCGAAGGGATCGAAGGGATTCTCCCTTATAGGACGTATACGCGCACGCGCACGCGCGAAACGCCGGATAAGGGAGAATCCCTTCGATCCCTTCGGAATGTGTAAAATCAATGACTTGCCGGTTCATGGCGTGCCGTCTCCGTATTGGGTGGTCCGCGCCATCAACTCCACGCCTCTAAACGACGCGCGCCGGGTGGCCGGGTGGAGATCACGCCGGAAGCCTCTGGCCTCCATGTTCTGGCTGAACCGCTTGGTCGAGCCCGCGAACTCGTTGTTCTCCGCACACCATTCGCGCCAAGCGGCGAACAGGGTCTGGACCTCGGCCATGATCAGGAGGTCGCCGGTCTGACAGCGTTCGTCCAGGAAACGGCCCAGACCGTCCTCGTCGGCGAGGTATTCCTCGGTGGCGTCGACCACGGCGGGTGGCGGCGCCAGACCGATGCGTTGCCATTCGAGACAGCCTTCGGTGGCCCAGGCGAGAATGCCCGGCCATTCGGCTTCGAGCTTCTCGGGCAGGTGCGGATCGCGTTCGGCCTTGGGAATGGTGACGGTGAAGGGGATGAGGTTGAAGCGACGCCTGACGGCTTCGTCCACGTTGCGAAGGGAAGGCTTATGGTTGCCCGCGATCATCAGTTTGAAGGAGGGCTCGAAGGTAAAGAAGTCCTGGCGCATGAAGCGGGCCGAGATCGGGTCGCCGCCGGTCAGGTTTTTGATCCGGGATTTCGCCCAGCGTTGCCCATCCTCTGTCTCCTGGGCAATGACTGCGCGCGCGCCGCGCAGCATGGCGAGATCGGTCGGGTGGCGTTCGGTCTTGCTGGCGACGAAGGTCTCCATCGAGGCGACGCAGGAATAGTCGGCCATGATCCTGTGCCAGGTGTTGAGAAACACGCCCTTGCCGTTGCCGCCGGTGCCGTAGAGAAAGAACAGGGCATGGTCGCGGATCGATCCGGTCAGGCTGTAGCCGAGCATGCGCTGGGCGAAGGAGATCAGACCCGCGTCGCCGTTGAACACGCGCCCGAGGAATTTGAGCCACAGAGGACAGTCGCCGCCGGGAGCGACGGCGGTGATCTTGGTGATCAGGTCGGCGCGTTCGTGGGAATGCAGTTGCCCGGTGGCCAGATCGACGGTGCCGCCCGGTGTGTTCAAAAGCCACGGATTGGCGTCCCAGTCCTGGGTGCGGGTGGCATGGCGTCGGTCGGCGCGGGCCAGGCGTTCGATGGCGGAGACGGTCTTGGCGCTGGCGATGGTGGAGGCGAGCTTCAGATTGCCGTTCTTGGCGAGGGACTCGCTCGACGCCTGTCGGACGATGGCGCGGGACAGGTCATAGGCTTCCAGCGTCTCATCGATTTGCCAACGTTGCCCGTCCCAGCGCAGCCAGCGACCCCAGAGGTTCACGAACCGAAGGTCGTCTTCGTGCGTGTCGGAAAACCGCAGCGCCAGGGCCTCGTCGGCGTACTGGGGCGGAACATCGACGTCTACGTCCTTGGGGCCGCCGTCGCGCTTCATCATCTCGTCGAACAGGTCATGGATGTCAGCCATGGGCGTCTCCTTGGTCGTGGCGCTGGGCACGGCCCTGCAGATCGCGCCGGGCGATGCTGGCGACGGTCATGGCGACCTCGTCTTCGGGAAGCGGTGGCTGGCAGCGGGTGGCGTTGAAGGCCAGGATCAGGTCCAGGCTCACATGGGGATCGATGCCTCTGCCGATCAGCAGACCGGAGAGCTTGGCGATGGTCTCGTTGCGTGCGCCATTGGCGACGCCGTCGCGGGTGATGGCCCGCCATTCCTCGGCCTTCTTGGCCTTGTTGACCTTGCGGGCGGCGACGGCGGTCTTGAGCAGCCAGTCGGGTGCCTCCGCGAGCGGAATGTCCTCGGGGTGGTGATCGACGGAGATGGCATAGGAGCGGCCAGAAACATGGCGAGACGGCGGCGCGACGATGCAGCCGCCGTCACCGCGCAGATCGAGGCCGGGGCCGATGCTGCCCGCGCTGTTGGACACCCGGCCGCCCGGATGGCGGAACAGGATGTGTTCTCCGCCGCCACCGGTGAGAAACCGCCAGGTCTCGGGCAGGGGGCCGTGCTTGTGCTCCAGAGCGGCCAGGGTCTCGTCGCCGTCATGGCGCGGATCCACGTCGAGGGCGATGATGCCGCTGGCCGCGCCGGTGGCGATGGCCATGTTGAGGGATGATTGGGTGAACCAGCGCTCGACGGTCTCAGGATCCTTGCTGGCATCCTTCACGCCGTTGCGCACCAGTCGCCCGAAGGGATGCTTGGCCGGTTGCGGACAGTCGTCCCGCGTACAGGAACACTGCAGGCGGCCATCCCGTTCGAACGGAAAATGCATGGGCAGCAGCGCAAAGCCGAGGCCAAGGTAGAGGCGGGCGTGATCGAGAAGGTCTGTCATGCGGCACCCTCCTTGACCGTGGAGAGGATCAGGGGCAGTTCCGGGTTCACGCTGCGCAGATAGTTGACCCACTGGATCTCCTGCTCGGGCCGCGTCTCGATGACGGCGGTGCTGTGACCATAGAGGGTCGGCATCATGGTCATGGTGGAATATGCCTCGGGCGGCGGCGCACCGGCGATGACGGCGGCACCGTTGATGGTTTCGACCAGGCGGCGAAGGGATCGCTGGTGAAAGAAGTCGGGACCGACGGCCCGGTCGGTGTCGTCGGCGATGATGGTGACGAACGGGCCGTCGATATCGCGCATCGTCTCAATGAACGAGCCCTTCAGTTGTTGGACCACCATCAGGCGGAGACGGTTGTCGCGAATGGCGCGAAGCACGGGGACCATGTGCGGCGGCGTGAGCGCATTCTCTAGAAGGGCGTCCAGGTTGGCGCGGCTGATGGGCATCCGGTATTTATCCATGGTGAAAGCCCTCCTGCGCCTCGATCCAGGCCATGATGGAAGAGCGGCGGGCCGCGATCTGCGAGCCGAGGCGGAACCAGGGCAGTTTGCGCTTGGACCGGGTGGTGAGATAATAGACCCGGCGCTGATATCGGTATTCGGTGCTGCCATAGAGGAAGTCCGCGATGGCGGCCGCGCCGATCAGCAGGTCGTCGTGCAGGATCGCGTCCGTCATTACCAGACCACCTTGTGGCGCGCGGACCGGGCCTTGCGTTCCTCGCGGCGTTCCTGGTTCAGCATCCATTCGCGGACGGCGGCGATGCGGTAATAGACCTTCTTGCCGACGACCAGATAGGGCGGGGCCTGACGCAGTTGCCGGTCGCGCTGGGCGGTGCGCAGCGACACACCGCGCTGGCGGCAGTATTCCTGCTCGTCGATATAGCCCTCGAACAGATCGGGTGCGCCGGTGTCGGCGGGGTGGGTGTTGGGTTCTGTCATCATCAGTCCTCCATGACGGAAACGCCGGTTGGGCGTCGTGTCGGGACATGTGACGACAGAGGGCGGACCCGAAAAAGCCACCCGAAACAGGGCCCGAAACGATAATTTCGGGCAGGGGGTTTCGGGTTACTCGGGCTGCTTTGCCTCGCGATAATCGTGGCGGAGGTTATTGGCGACGGTCTTGGGCGTCGGCGGTGGCATGTGGGGATGGGCCGCCTTGAGCCAAGCCACCAGGGCCTCGGACTCCCGCGCGAGAGAAGCCTCAAGGGTTCCGGCCTCGGCCCGGCGTTCGAACTCAGGGCGGATCAGGTGCATGGACGAGGGCCGCCCCGGTGAGCCCGTCGCGGGCAACTCCGGGACCGGTTGCGGAGCCGGGTCATCGGAGGGGGCGGAGGCCTGGCCGGGAAGCCGTTGCGCTTCGCGTATGCGGGCGAGGACCGGATGGCCCTCTGGAATCTGCCGGGTGATCAAACCGCGCACCGCCCGGAAGGTCATGTTGTCGCCCTCGGCGATGCGGTTTTTTACGTCCAGGCTCAGAAACGGCCAGTAGCGGGCCGGGATAATCTCCTCCTCGGCATCCGGGTGGCGACGTCCGAAGGCGATCCAGTGGCCGGTCTCGGCGTGGGATAGCATCAGCTTGTGGACGCCATCGACGGCTTCCACGAGGGTGTCGCGCAGGGGCTTGGTGATGCGCTCGAATTCCGGACGGTCGGAATCCTTGCAGCCGGTGATCTCGAACACCGAGACCTCGAAATCCAGCTGTTCCCGGCAGTTCTCAATGATGTCGAGAACCGGGGTACCGTCCTTGGTCACGGCGTCGTCCATGTAATGGCGGGAGATGTCCTGCGGAGAGAGCCAGGAAAGCTTGGTCATGGCCGATTTCCCTCTGCCGAGGCAATGGCGTCGCCCACATGGTTGGCGGCTTCGCGCAAAGGCTCGTCGTAGAGGTGCGCGTAACGCTGGGTGGTTTGCACCTGGGTGTGGCCCAGCATGGCCCCGATCATCGGCAGCGACGCGCCGCCGCTGACCAGCAGGGAGGCGAAGGAATGGCGGAGGTCGTGAATCCGCACGTTGGGCTTCCAGATCATCACCGTGTTGCCCGCCTTGTCCTTCATCATCTTGCCGTCGCGATTGCGCTTCTCTATCTGGTCGGCGAGACCGGCCTTGATGCAGACCGATTCCCACGAGCGTTTGATGTCGGTGATCGGGTGGGGCGTGCCGTCTTCATCGACCTTGCCGGGGAACACGAAGGGCGTCTCGGCGGTCTTCTTGATCTCCTTCAGCAGGGTCAGGGCTGCCGCCGACAAGGGAACACGGTGTTCACGGCGTTGCTTGGTGTGGGCTGATGGTTTGACCCAGACACCTTTGTCGAGATCGAACATGGCCCAGGTGGCTCCCAGCACTTCGCCCTTGCGGGCACCGGTCAACATCAGCAGGCGGATGGCGTTGGCGGAGATCGGTTCGCCATGTTCGGCCAGGGCCGACGACAGGCGGGCCAGTTCCTCGGGCGACAAGAACCGTTCGCGCTTCTCTTCCCGGTTCTTCTGAATGCCCGACGCCGGGTTGCCCTCGACCCATTCCCAGCGAATGGCCAGGTTATAGGCCTTGCGCAGCACTTCGACGACGCGGTTGGCGCGCACCGGGGTGCCGCGCTCAACGGTGATCTTGCGGTGCAGGGCCTCCACCTGGTCGTGGGTGATCTCCATGACCTTGTACTTACCCAATTCCGGCAGGATCAGCTTCTCCCACATGATGCGCTCGTCCACCTGGGAGCGTTCCGCCTTGCGGGGAAGATGATCGCGCTGATACCGGGCCCAGAGATCTTCCACCGTCGGTGCCGAGCGGAGCGCATGGCGGTCACCCATGGGGTCCTCGCCCTTGTCGACCAGCTTCTTCAAATCGCCCGCCTCGCGCCGGGCGGCTTTCACGGACCAGTCGGGATAGTTGCCGATGGTGATCCGCCGTTGGCGGCCCAGGATGCGGTAATCGAGGATGAAGGATTTGGCCCCGGCGTTGGTGATCCGAAGGCCGAATCCCTTCACCTCGGCGTCCCAGAAAAACACCTGGGGGCGGTCTCCCGCGCTCGATCTTCGAACCAGGGCATCAGTAATCTGCTCGGCCATCGTGCCTCCTCGTGTTAACACTATGTCAACACATTAAGTAAGTCTCAATGGCGCGATCTTGCGGGGCGTTACAGATGAAGTCAACGAAATAGCTAAATATTACAGCGTAGTAGAGCGAAAACGCCGAAAACGTGTCAACAAATCAAGGGCTTGGAAATGCGCTATGATCTGGCTCATAACCTGAAGGTCGCAGGTTCAAATCCTGCCCCCGCAACCAAAAATTAGCCCGTTAACTCAATGAGTTAGCGGGTTTTTGCTGTGCTGAATTCGGCAAATCACACCTGCCGTGGTCCTCTCATCTAAGTCTTTGTAATATCATACTGTTTGATCTTGTGCCGACTGGTGTCACTTGGTCCGTGGACCACAGAGGGACCACGCGGGGGCCGGTTTGATCCTCATATGTACTCTCGCCCCACCGTCCTTAATCGGCGATCACCCGGGAAGGCATTTCGTACAAAATGGATGGTTTCTTGAATTTTGAAAATTGTATGTTGGAGGGGTACAGCACCGCCCCAGGTGACCGCCGTTTTCCGGGGTGGGGGATGCTTCGTAAACTTGAGCGCCCGAAGGCACAGCCGAGGAAAATCTATTCTGAAAGACAGAACCCCAACGCGAACGGGAAGAAAGTATACAGGTGTCCAGTGCTGACCGCTAAGCGGACGCGTTATGAGGTTCGCGAAAATGTCTCTTCGTGACCCATAGCGGACATTGCAAGCCATCAGCAACTTATACCAAGCTGTAAAAAGTTTGACTCATTAAGGGACTGTTAGGCGGGGTGTGATTCAACATGGAAAACAGAGGAGTTTTTCCATGGCACGCGGCATTCCCCTACGCACAGACTTCACTTGCGAC